ATCTTTTATAAACTTACCTCAATTTGCAGGTAAAATAATTTCAAAAACAACTGAAATTAAAAATCTCTTAGCCGCAGGAGATATTCAAAAAGTTCAGCAAAAACTATTAAGATCAGATAAAAAGTAAACTCTATTGTTAAAAAACAAATAGTAAAGGTCAAATGATTGATTTTAAGAGCCAAGAACACAATATTTAGAATATAATATATCTTTATTGTATAATATATATATGCTTAAAATATATTGTAAAAAATGTGGATCTCCTACGAGTTATTCCTTGAATAAACCAAAATTTTGTAGTGCTTGCGGAAATTCTTTCCAAGAAAATATTACCCCAAATATAAATCAGAAAGAAATCAACCCACCAAAATTAACTATAAATAAATTTAAAAATATTAACCGTCCAGAAATAGATATAGAAGATGATTTAGATTCAGAAAATATAGATATATCTAAAATTAATATAAACAATCTAAAAATAGAGTACTCTCAAGACAAAACAGACAATATTAAAATAAAAGATTTAATTGGAACAAGCAGTGGAGGAAATACTCTTAGAAAAAATAAAATAAAAAAAACAAAAATAAATAAAAAACAATTCTTAGAAGATTTTCAAAAGGAAGCTGGAACCCTGAGAAGAAAGAATGTATAAAAGCAAAAAAAAAGTAAAACCTCCTTTTGAGAGTAAAATTAGCGAAATAAATATTGAAATATTTAAAAGAAAACATAAATGGAACTTGACGGCATTAGCCTGGATGGATTTTCAAGATGTAGCGCAAATTATAAGATTTCATATATACAAAAAATGGCATTTATATGATATAAAAAAACCTTTGGCTCCGTGGATTAATAGAATTATTAGTAATCAAATTAAAAATTTAATTAGAAACAATTACAGCAATTATACCAGACCCTGTTTGAAGTGTTCTGCGGCTGAATCAGATTCCGGCTGTTCCATATATGGAGTGCAATGCTCTAAATGCCCACTTTATTCGAATTGGGAAAAAAGCAAGAAAAATGCACATGATACAAAAATGACTTTAAGCTTAGAAAATCATTCTCAAGAGATAAATTCTATTCCAGAAGATAGTTTTAATATAGAAGAAACAAGCAAAAATCTTCATAAAAAAATGAAACAAGTATTGAAACCAGTAGAGTGGAAAGTTTATAATCTTTTATATATAGAAGGAAAAAGCGAAGAAGAAACGGCGAAAGTTTTAGGTTATAAAACCACAGAGCCAAACAGGGTTGCGGGTTATAAACAAATAAAAAATATTAAACAATCAATTATTTTAAAGGCTAAAAAGAATTTATATAACGGAGAAATTGATATTGTATGAAAGAAGATATTCCCATTTTGACAGACGAACAACAATTAAAATTGTTGAATGCTTGGAACAGTCGCCCAAGTAATCCTCCATCTTTAGCGGAATTAGTTAAAATTGCATTTGATAGAGAAGATTTGGACGGCAGAAGTAAAGAGGGCAAAGCGGTAAAACAATTTCTAGCTTCTAGGCAAATTAAGCCTAGAAAAAGTCACGAGTACGAAGCCAAAGGCTTGATTGATTTACAAGATGAACAAAAAGAGTATATTAGCAATAATTGCCACACTATGACCGGATTAGAGATGGCGAAAGTTCTTTTCAAAAATGATTCTCTTACTAACTTATCCCGAGAAACAAGAAGCGTGTTAGAATATATGAAGAATATTCCTTCTAATATTAAATTCAATAATTCAGAAACAGATAATATACCAACGGAAGAATATCGCCCGCCAAGAAGCGAAGAAAGAGCTATAGCTAAAATAAATAAATATATTCTTGATGGAATTGATAAAACTAAAATAAATCATAAAACTAAAAGAGATATTATGTCTCTAATAAGTTATATGAATACTTTCAGATTTTGTCATCAAATTAATCTTTACGACGACGAAAGAGACAGAGAGCTTTTTGAAAGCAGTTTCGTTCGCTACACTTATGATAAGAATGACTTAACTCAAGAAGAAGTCGATCAATATATCGTCTTGGCTACGGAAGTTGTTATATCTTCGAATATCCAACAAACGATAAATACTCTTCAAAATCAAATCGACCTAGCGATACAAGAAGACGGGAAGATTCCAATGACCCTTGTTGAAGCGAGCAATACGGCTAGAAAAGAATACAACGATTGTGTCAATCGCCAGCAGAAATTACTCAATGATTTGAAAGTAAAAAGAAGCGAAAGGCTTAGCAAGCAAGTAAAAGAAACCGCCTCAATAATTAATCTCGTACAGATGTGGAAAGAAGAAGAAAGCAGGCAAAAACTTATTAAAATGGCAGAGATGAGAAAGCAAGTTATTGAAAAAGAAATAGACCGATTGTCGTCTATGGAAGAAGTTAAGTGCAAGATTTTAGGTATATCGAAAGATGAAATTTTAAACGGATGAAAGTGATTTGTAAAATAGATGGTAAAGAATTCAAAGACGAAAAGAGCCTTCACCTTGCTCTTAGATCTTACGGGTTGAATAAAGAGAAATATTATCATAAATATTATCCGAAAACAGATCTTTATTCAGGAGAGATAATTAATTTTAAATCAAAAGATCAGTATTTTAATAATGATTTTAATGATAAAAACAACATGAAAAAATGGCTGAAAGAACGATCTTTAGAAGAAGCCCAAGAATATTGCAAAAATATCTTGATAAAAAGAAAAAGTGAGAAAAATTTAATTTATGCACCGACGCAAATAGAGCTTAGGACTATAATGAGTCCATCGATTATATATTACAATAAAATATTCGATGATTATTACGGTTTATGCGCTTCTGTTGGTTTAGAGAATAAATTTATACATCCAGACAATGTATCTAATCAATTTAAAAATAGTTTAGATTTTAAAGACATCGTTTATGTCGATACCAGAGAGCAAAATTGGTTAAAGTTTGATATACCCTTTGAAATTAAAACTTTAAAATATGGCGATTACGCCTGCAGTAGTGATAATTGTAATTGTTATATAGAAAGAAAAAGTCTAAGCGATTTTATAAGTACCTTAAGCACAGGAAATTTAGAAAGATTTAATAACGAGATATTGAGAGCAAAAAAAGATGGTGGCTATTTAATAGTTATTGTCGAAGAAACGCTATTAAACGCTTTAAGTTTTCAATATCTTCCGCATATAAGCAAAAAGATTAAAGTCACTCCTGAATTTATATTTCATAATGTTAGGCAGTTAATTCAAGAGCACAATAATTTACAATTTTTATTTGTAGACGGAAGAGAAAAAATGAAAAAGGTCATAGAGTCTATATTCGCAAGCAAATGTTTTTATAAAAAAATTGATTTGCAATTAGCTTATGATATGAAATTATTATGATCGAATGCCCCACTAAATATTTGAAAGAAGTTAGAGACATAAATAAGGAATTATCCGAACTCAAAGGATTTCTTAACGAAAAAGAAGCTAAAATTAGTTTAGCTAAATTTTTAAGATCGAATATAGGTTTTACTACGGAATTAATTAGTGGAGTGAAACTCGCGCCCTATCAAGAAATACATATTAAGGCTTTTTTTAATAGAAATTTTAATATGTGCGTTTTTGGTAGAGGTTGTGGAAAATCTTTTATGGCAGCAGTATATTGTTTTCTTCAATGCATTTTCGAACCAAACACAAAAATTCTTATTGCTGGTCCGACCTTTAGAACTGCAAGATTTATTTTTAATAATTTAGAAAAAATAGTCAACTCTCCTGGAGCCGAATTATTAGCTCAATGTTTTGGCGCTAAAGCAAAAAGAAATGATCAGTTCGAGTGGCAGATTAATGGCGGAAGTATTGTTGCAATTCCTTTAAATGGCGAGAAGATTAGAGGCTTTCGCGCGAATATATTGGTTTTAGACGAATTTTTACTATTACCAGAAGAAATTATTAAGAATGTTTTAATGCCGTTTCTCGTAGCCCCTCAAAATATTAAAGAAAGAATGGAAATAAGAGAACTAGAAAATAAATTAATTGAAGAAGGCTTAATGAAAGAAGAGGATAGAATTATTTTTGAAAATACTAGTAAAATGTTAGCGTTTTCTTCTGCGAGCTTTACTTTTGAAAATCTTTATAAAACTTATACAGAATGGTCTGAAAAAATTAAAAGCAACGATAAAGGAGAAGCAACATATTTTGTTAGTCAAATGAGCTACGAAGCTTTACCAGAGGAAATGATAGATAAAACTATTATCGAAGAAGCCCAGGCTGGAGGATCAAGTCATAGTAGTTTTCTTAGAGAGTATTGCGCTAGATTTACGGATGGAAGTGATAGTTATTTCAATGCAAAAAAAATGGAGGATTGTACTCTAAAGATCGGTGAAAAACCCCACACCCTTCTAAAGGGCGACCCTAAAAAGAAGTATATATTAGGCATAGATCCTAATATGAGCGACAGTCCAAATGCGGATTATTTTGCTATGGCGATCCTAGAATTAGATGAGTCAAATAATCACGGCATATTAGTTCATACATATGCTGGGCTAGGAAATTTAAAAAACCACGTAGCTTATTTGCATTATATATTAAAAAATTTTAATATAGTTTTCATGATTTTAGATAACGCTGGAGCCGATGTTTTTTTATCAGCATGCAATCAATCTGAATTATTTAAAAAAGATAAAATTGAAATAAAAAACCTAGAAATAGATTCAGATTTAGAAGGAGTCGATTACGAGATAATGATTAGGAATGCTAGAAGAAAATATAATTTAGAAGACAAAAGAATAGCATTCAACCAAGTTTTTACTGCTAATTTTATTAGAAGATCCAATGAATATTTGCAAGCTTGTATTGATTATAAAAAGATTTGGTTTGCTAGTAAAACCAGCTCTCACGAAGACTTTTTCAATGAGTGCGTCAATCAAAGCGTTCCTATAGATTTAATAAAAACAGAAGATAAAAAAGATTGGACTATGTTAGATTTCATAGAAAATCAAGATGATTTTATATATCAAACAAAAAAACAATGTACTTTAGTCGTGCATTCTAGCACGACAAGAGGTGTTCAAACTTTCGACTTGCCACAACATTTGAAAAGAAGTAATTCAGCAAACAAAGCAAGAAAAGATAATTATTCAGCATTAATGTTGGCGAATTGGGCTTTAAAATGCTATATAGACCTTATGAATCAGAAAGAAAATTTAGAAAATACGACGTTTTCGCCTATTATGATTAAATAAAAGTGTAATAATATCAAAAATGGCTAAAAATATCAAAAATAAACAAAAAAATCTAAAAAATAATGAAATCAAGCCAGTTATGGTTTCAGACGCCTCTGTTGTGAATTATACCGCCTCAGGATCTGACGATCATTCCACCAGACTAAGAAGGAACGCGGCCTCTACGATCAGCAGAACAGATAGATATAAAAATATTGATGAGGGTCTTGTTCCTTTTCGCTATGGGGTGGATGCTCAAAATAAATCTAATATTAACGTAAGAGATGCAGTAATTCTTTGCCAAAAAGCTTATTATAATTTTTCTATATTCAGAAACACAATAGATTTAATGACAGAATTTTCTTCAAGTACAGTTTATTTCACCGAAGGAAGTCAAAAAAGTAGAGATTTCTTTGAAGCTTTATTCAAAAAAATAAATATTTATGATCTTCAAGATAAATTTTTTAGAGAATATTATAGATCTGGAAATGTATTTTTATATAGATTTGATAGTAAAATTTCTAAAGATGATGTTAATAAAATTACTCAAACTTTTGGTTTAAATCAATCTAAAGCTGCGGTTAATTTACCAGTAAGATATATAATACTAAATCCCGCAGACATATACATAAGTGGAACTATCAATTTTGCTAGCGGAAAATTTTATAAACTATTGAGTGACTACGAATTGGAAAGGCTAAAAAATCCTAAGACTGACGAAGACCTTGAGGTTTACAATAACCTTCCAGAAGAAACAAAAAGATTAGTAAAAAGCAAGAGTCTAGGCGTTCTTTCTTTGCCTCTAGAAACCCAAAGATTAAATGCTGTTTTTTATAAAAAGCAAGACTATGAACCTTTGGCTGTTCCTATGGGATTTCCTGTTTTAGATGACATAAATTGGAAGTCTGAGATGAAAAAAATGGATATGGCAGTGACAAGAACAATGCAACAAGCTATATTACTTGTTACTATGGGCGCGGAACCAGATAAAGGAGGCGTCAATCAAAAAAATCTTGAAGCGATGCAAAAACTTTTCGAAAATCAAAGCGTCGGTAGAGTTTTAATCGCCGATTATACAACTAAAGCCGAATTCGTTATACCAGATATTGCTAATCTTCTTGGCCCTCAAAAATATGAAGTAGTAGATAGGGATATACAAATAGGTTTAAACAATATTTTGATTGGTAATGAAAAATTTGCAAATCAAACAATTAAAGTCCAAGTTTTTATAGAAAGACTAAAACAAGCAAGACAAGCTTTTATCAATGATTTTCTTGTGCCAGAAATTAGAAGAATAAGCAAGGATTTAGGTTTTAAAAACTATCCTACTCCACATTTTGAAGATATCGATTTGAAAGATGACATTCAATATTCTAGGATTTATAATAGACTGATGGAGCTGGGAGTTTTAACTCCCGAAGAAGGTTTGCGAGCTATAGAAACCGGAAGACTTCCCAACTCAGAAGAATCAGAAAATGCTCAACAAAAATTTAAATCCTTAAAAGAAAAAGGATTATATCAACCGATTATTGGAGGAGCAAAAAATGAAGAAGTTGGAAGACCAGCTGGTACAAATAATATCAAGCAAAGCACTAAAAATGTAAGTCCAATTGGCGATGGAAAGCAGTCTAAGGCTCAAGAAAAATATAGTTTCAATAAAGTAAAAGCTAATTTAATATCTGCTCAAAAATTAGAAAGCGAAATAGCCGATTCTCTCAAAAAGAAACATAATTTAAAAAAATTAAATAATGATCAAAAAAATATAGCCGAACAAATTTCAAAAATTATAATTTCAAATGAAAATCCAGAAAAATGGATAGAAAGCATAAGCAAATACATCAATAATCCAATTGATCAAAATGGATTGGTAATTAATGAAATTAATAATATAGCCTTTGAACATCAAATAGATTTTTATCTGGCAAGCATTTTATATCACAGCAAGATATGAAGAACAAATAATCACCAAATTAGGAAATGCACCATATATGGTAATTAATTTTATAAAAATATTTGAATTTTTTAGTTTTATAATTATTATATAATAAAGTGTAATCTATTATGAAAAGTATGCTATCTAAATTATTTGGCCCAAATTGGAGAACTAGCACATCAGGCATAGTAACAGTAATTGCTGTTACCACAGCTTTTGTTATTCATGGCGATAATTCTCTTGTTGCCTTTCTTCCAGA